CCCGGCGTGGGGCTCGCCGTCGTCCTCCCACTCGACCTCGGAGCCGACCTCGATCTCGGTCTCGGTCTCGGTCTCGGGCTCGTCGTCGGACCCCTCGTCCTCCTCGCCGCCCTCGTCCTCCTCGTCGTCGTCCTCCTCGGCCCCCTCGTCCTCGCCTTCCTCGCCGTCGACGTCGTCCTCGGAGGGCTCGGGCTCGCCGGGGTCGTCGTCACCGGCCTCCGGGGGCGGGACCACGATGTCGATGTCCGCGCCCTCTGGAAGCAGGAGCACCACGAAGCCCTTTGACTTGAGGGCCGCGACGTGCTCCTCCACGCTCTGCTCGTCTCCCCCCTCCTCCTGCTCCGGCTCGGGGGGCGGGGCCGGGGCTTTCTTCTTCTTCTTCGCCGCCTTTTTCTTCGCTGCCATGGCTTTCGATCTCCAACTCTATGCCTAAGGTTGCGGGGAGCGACCCCGCGTCAGTTCGCCTTCTTCTTCTTCTTGGCCTTGGCCTTCTTCTTCGCCGGCTTGGCGGCCTTCTTCTTGGCCTTGGCCTTCTTCTCCTCGATGACCTGGTCCACCTCGGCCGGCTCCGGCGGCCCCTCGACCTCCTCGTCGTCGGCGAGGAACCTCTCCGCCAGGGCCTCGGCCTTGGCCTCCATCTCCTTCAGGTCGTTGGCGATGGCGGCCTTCATGGCGGCCTTCTGGTCCTTCGTCCTGGGGAGGTTCACGGTGAACTTGGCGGACCGGCTCGTCACCAGCAGGGCCTCCCGCTCCGCGCCGATGCGGTCGAGGACCATCTGGTTCGTCTTGTTCACGGTGGTCCCGGCGAGCAGGTAGGCCATCGTCTTGGGCGAGAGCGCCCGGAGGATGGCGTGGGGGTCGTCGGGCATCTTGACGGAGGTGGAGGGCATCTCGCCCGCGTCCCCTCCGGCCGACCCCTCGACGCGCAGGACGCCGGCCTTCTGCATCTCCATCCGGAGCTTGGCCTCCATCGCGTCGGTCGCGGCCTTGAACTCCTTGTAGATCTGGCGCCTCAGCAGCACCCCCTCGAGGAGCTTCCTGAGGGCTTTCTCCTTGTCCGTCATGTGGCACCTCCATCGGTTAATCGGCTCGTAAATCCCTTGACGCGGCCGGATTATACCGTGGCGGAGCCCTCCCCTCCACCCGGGGCGACGGGGTGCGTCACCGTGAGGTTGAGCGGGACGACCTCGTACTCCTCGCCGCCCTCCCTGATGGAGACCTCGGCGGGGGTGAACCCCCGCTTCGCCCGGATGAGGGTCTCCGCGGCCTTCGTCCAGACGATGGCGCGGGTGTTCGGGTGCTGCTTCAGGTGCTCCATCCTGGCGACGACGGACTGGGGCTTCTGGGACGTCTCGATGACGTTCTCCAGGAGCTTCCCGGTCACCGCGGTGACGGCGTTCCTGAGCTCCTCCATGTCGTAGAGGAGGTCGTGAATCTTGACGTACTGGGGCTTCTTCTCGTCGCCCCTCTCTTGCTCCTTCATGTGGTCCTCCCAATAAGCGTACCGGCCCAGGGTGAAGTATCCGCACCTCATGGTCCCTTCCTTTCGCGCAGGCGTCTGCGCGCACCTTTTATATGTCGCCGGCGGCCTCCGCCGCCATGACCAGCGCCGCCGCGTCGACGACGTGCCCCAGCTCGGCCGAGGGGATCGACGGCCAGGAGAAGGAGGGCCACCGCCGGGTGACGGCGCCCTCCATCATCGGCTTCGTGGCGTTGACGTCCCCCGCGGCGGCCTTCTTGTTCGCCTGGGGGGTGTAGTACCGGATGCGCAGGCCGCGCCCCCTGGCCCACCCGACGACCGCGCCGAAGCACAGGCCGAGGGTCTTGGCCGCCCTGGAGCTCTTGCTGCCCCCGGGGGCCTCGACGAGGAGCAGGCCGACCTTGAGGCCCTTGGTGGCCTTCTTCAGGGAGTCGACCAGGCGCTCGAGGTGGAGGGCGTCCGCCATCGTGGTGCCGTGGCGCTTCTTCACGCCGGCGTACCACTCCTCGTCCTGCCGGTAGCAGCCCCAGCCGACGAGGCGGCCTGCCTGGTGGTCGTAGACCGCGACGCCCGTGGCCTTGAAGCCCGGGTCGACGCACAGATGGACCCGCATGCGCCCTCCTTCCTTGCATCTCCTTCGCGCGAACCCTTCAGCTCCAGGGGTTCGCAAGCTGTCCCTTGACCTTGAACCTGCCCCGCGACTTGACCATCCCCGAGAGGACCTTCACCATCCGATCCTTCTTCGGGAGGGCCGCGTTCCGCGACTCCACCTGCGACTGGGAGGCCTTGCGCGTGACGAGCTTGTGCCGGCAGTTCGTGAGGCACGGAGTGGCCCCAGCCCGGGGAACCGCCGGGAGGTTGTCCTTGGTGTACGGCTGGCGCTCGACGATGTACTCGCAGCCCTTGCAGATGCCGCGCTCGCCGGGCTTGGGGCCGTACCAGTAGAAGAGGAGGTTCGACGGGAGCCCCGAGACCCTTCCGTTCTCGAAGGCGACGTCAACCCCCTTGAGGTACATCCTGATGCGCTCCTCGACCGTGAACGGCCGCCCGCGCCCCGGCGGGAGCAGGAGGTCGGCGGGGGAGAGCTCGTCCGCGAAGGGCGCGTCGCCCCTGCGGACCTCCTCCAGGAACGACTGCCAGAACCGGAGCTCGTGCCGGATCGTGGACTTGAGCCACTGCTCCTCCTGCTTCGTCGGCTCCGCCTCGCCCGGAGCGTAGAGCCCGAGCCCGGACGCGTGGCGGCCGGCCTCGAAGGCGCGGGAGAAGACGATCTCGAACCAGTTGGCGGTGTCCCGCTGGAGCTCGGTGAAGGGCTCCCTGCCCTCGCGCCACATGCGGACCCAGTTCCCCAGCTCCCGGTTCGCCTCGTCCTTGAGGCGCTCGAGGTCCTTGGTGCCCTGGGTCTTCATCCGGCGCATGTTGACGGTGTACTGGGGGTCCACCTGCGCCTTGTTGGCGAAGAGGGCGTCCCGGGTCGCGGTGTCGGCCTTGGACGAGCCGAACATCTTGCCCTCGGCGACGAGGGCGGCCGCGCACCACACGGCGTGCTCGCGGAGAAGGCGGGGGATGCCCGCCTCCGTCAGTCCCGAGAAGGGGTCCGACAGGTCGGTCACGCCGGGGTCGCCCTCGGCCAGCCAGAAGATGCCGTCGACCTCTATCATGAATCCTCGTACCCCTGCTCCTCGAGCTCCTCCAGGACCTCCACGAGGGTCTCGACGAACTCGCTCACGGAGTCGTAGTTATTGAAGTAGTCGTACACCTTCCCGCCCTTGACGATGCCGAGGTCCCTGGGCGTGCGGCCGTCGGTGCGGAGGGTCAGGACCGGCTCCCCGCCGTAGGTCAGCAGGAGGGCCTGGGCCTCCACCCGGGGCTCGACGCCGAAGCCCTCGGTGTACCAGTACGACCACCGCTTGAGCTTCCACCCGGACGGGAGCTTGTTAGACCCGCGCGGGGGCTTCTCCTCGCGCCAGTCCTGCTTCGAGTACCGGTCCCTTACCTTGTACTCGGGGAAACCCTCGAAGGGGTCCGGCGACCCCCACGGCTTCTCGTACACCCTGTACCGCTCGACGGCCCCGGTCTCTTGGTTCTTGCGCTTCTTCATCCTGAAGGGCGTCATCTCGGCCTGGAGGGCGGCGATCTTCCGGGCGGGGGAGGCCCCCTCCGCCAGGCCCTCCTTGAGCGCCTCCCTGAGGTTCTTCTTCGCCCACCTGTCTGCCGCGCCGCCCTTGAAGACCACCCCGAAGTAGGCGTCCCACCGGAAGGTCGTGTCGACGGGGTCCCCCCGCTCGTCGACGAGCCAGGAGTGCTGGCGCCAGATGCCGTCGTCGCCCAGGGCGTAGCCCGTGGCCGGGAGGTACGCGGGGCCGTCCCATCCGCCGGCCTTCGTGCGCCAGTACATCTGGGAGGTGTTCTGGTGGCAGCGGTTCGGCCTGTTGCCCTCGCCCCTGATGACGGCCTTCGTCCTGCCGAACTCGCGGCCCTTCTTCAGGATGGCCTCGAGGTCGGGGTCGTCCATGTCGACGCCCGCGCGCTTCCCCCCGATGGCCCTGAGGCGCGCGGAGAGCTCCTTGGAGGCCGCGAACCTGGTCTCGATGTCCATCTTCTCCTCGAGCGGCGGACTGTCGGTGCCGACAGTCTCCTCGAGCTTCCTCCACCGGAAGTTCTTGGTGAGCCAGTTGGACGCCCTCCCCAGGTTGCGGAAGCTGAGCCAGTGGTCGAGGTGGAACGGGCTCAGGTCGTAGTACTCGTAGGTGCCGCCGGGGAAGTAGACGGTGAGGGTCCACGTGTCCCTGTCGTAGGAGTACTGCGCCCCCGCCCTGGTCTTGCCCTCGTAGACGTTCATGGCTCCCCTCAGAAGGACGCGGACGGGAGCTTGATGCCGAGGTCGTGCGCCGCCTTGAAGACCTGGTTCCGTATCATGCCGGCGTTCCACGACTTGCCCTTGTCGGTCAGCGACCTGAGCCGCTGGATCGCGGCCACGGTGCCCCGGTCGATGGCGAGCCTCTTCTGGAGGTCCTGGTAGACCTGGTACAGGAGCTCCGCCGTCTGCTCGTCCGCGGCGTCGAGGGCGTCCACGAGGTCCTGGGACCGGACGATGTAGTCGAGCGCCGTGTCCCTCGCCTCCGTGACGCCAGCCCGGCGCTTGTAGTGCTCCGCGAGTCGGCTCACTTGGTTTTCCTCTGCCATGTCGTCCTCCTTTTCAGTCTAAGAGCAAGTGCTCCTCCGTCATCTGCCCGCAGTGCCGGCAGACGAAGTACCCATCCCGCGGCTCCCACGAGTGCTGGCCGTCCTCGGACTTGGGGCAGCGGGAGTTCCGCCGGATGATGATGCGGGTGTCCTGCTCCTGGTATCTCTCCTTCTCAGCCGTTTCCATTCCGCCCCCTCATCTTGTCCCGCAGCGACCGCGACGTCCTGAAGTACACGACGTTGACGGCGCCCCTGAGCTTGCGCCCGTTGAGGACCCGGTTGCCCTGCGCCCCCGCCCCCCGGCGGAAGCGGCCGACGTTCCGGATCGTCACGTCCTCGCCGGCTATCATCGCCCTCTGGAAGACGCGGCCCAGGGCGGCCAGGACGCGCGAGGCGTCCCGCTTGGACATCCTGCCCTCGTAGGCCAGCTCCTCTACCGTCTGCGCGTGGTCCATCTCGCTACCCTATGTTCGTCGCCATGTTCTTGAGCCGCTCGAGGCGCTCCATCGCGCGGCGCTCCTGCTCCGCCCTGAAGATGGCGCCCCCCGGAGCCCGCTCGAATATCTCGTCCTCCCACTCCCGCTTCTTGTCCTGCTCGAACCGCGCGAGGTTCTCCTGGGTCAGGGAGCGGGTGGGGGTCGCCTTGACCCTGCTGGCCTTTCGGGAGAGCTCCGCCGCCTCGAGGCCCTCGAAGACGTCCCGGTTCTCCTCGATGGCCTTCCGGGCCTCCTCGTCCAGGACCGCGTCGGGCTTGACGGGCCTGCCGGCGGCCTCCGCCTGGGCCTTGGCGGTCAGCCGGTCGATGATGTCGTCGGGGAGCCTGGCGAACTTCTTGAGCACGTACCGGCGCCACTCGTCCTCGTTGAGGGCGAGGTCCCGGCCCCCGCGCCCGACGCGGTCCACCAGGTCCCACCTCATCTGGAGGAGCTCGTTGTACTCGATCTCCATGTAGGTCGAGATGGGCATGCCGTGGACCTCGAAGCGGTTGACCTTCCGCAGGGGGTCGAGGCCCCGCAGCGCCAGGTGGATCATCCCGAGGTGCGCGAGGCTCTGCAGGTAGGCGAACTGCCCGCGCATGGCCCGCTTGGCGAACCTGGGGTCCTGCTTGGCGAGGCTCTGGTCGGAGCGGTAGGTCCCGCCCTCGTAGCCGAAGTACCCCGCGGGGAACCCGGCGGAGGCCGCGAACCGGCCCAGCATGAGCTGGAGGTCGCGGAGCTGGTCGTTCCCCCTGGTCGAGGGGAAGTTCCTGATCTCCGTCGCGTTGTTCGGCCCCTTCGGGAGGATGAGGTCCCGGTTCTCGGTCATGGGGACCGCGCGGCTCTGGAAGACGCGGTTGCCCGTGTCGACGTTCACCTCCTTGTAGAGGTACTTCTCCCATATCTTCACGGCCTCGAAGCCCTCCTGGAACCCCAGGCCCGTGGTGTCGAGCAGGACCATCAGGCGGTCCGGCCGGCGCAGGATGCGGTTGAGGACCACCGAGTCGAGCATCTGCTGGACGTCCTCCCAGTTCTCGTAGGCCGAGTCGAAGAGGGCGGTCCCGTACTGGGTGTCCCGCTCCTTCGAGAGGAGGTGGGTGTGCAGGATGTCGTAGGGCGGGACGGCCTCCGAGTCGATCTTCGACGGGCGCCCGTCGCCCTGGGCGGGGGCGAACCCCGAGAGGCGGTGGTACGTGTCCTGGACCCTGGCGACCCGCCAGGGCTCGTAGGGGTTGAGGGTCACGACGCCGTTGGACTTCTCGGTGTAGACGATGCCGTCGAAGACGTCGCCGTACTTGAGCATGGACCTGACGCAGGCGAAGGCCCCGGACTGCACCCCGGCCTGGGCGAAGAGGTCGTTGATCTGGTCGGCGATCTCCTGGTTCTCCGCGACGGCCCAGACGACGACGCCCTCCTCCGTGTTGAGGGTCGTGATGGCCTCGGCGTAGGCGTCGAGCATCTCGCCTACCATCGGGTCCCGGTCCATCTCCTCGTAGACCGCGTACTTCTCCACCCGGGTCAGCCGGCCGCGCCTCTTGATGGAGTCCGCGAGGGTCATCGTCGGCCGCTGGAACTGCTCGTCCTTCTGCCGCACCTGGGGGGAGCCCGGGGCGGTCTCGTGGTCGTAGGGTCCGTAGGGCTTCCTGATGACGGGCGGGGCCGGCGTCATTCCGATTCGCCGGAGGTTGAACAGGGACAATAGGTTGGCGATGGGGTGCTTGACGAACTCGTCGAGTCTCATCCGTCGTCCTCCATGAGCGCCGCCGCGTCCTCGAGGTATCCGTCGTACATGGAGGTCCTCGACCCCGCGGGGGCGGGCGGCGCGTCAGCCGGGTTCAGGTTGTCAATGATACACTCGTAGGTGGCCCCTGCCAATGCGTCCGCCACGTCCTTGGAGCCGCTCTCGGGGTGGTCCACCTTGTCCCTCTGGGTGTCGTAGAGGAGCTCCCCGAGCTCGAGCTGGAGCACGGCGTGGGAGGGGGAGGCCATCTTCCGGTCGCCCATCTGGCGCTTCAGGACCTTGTAGGGGATGACTGTCTTGTCGACGGACCGTACCCCGGCGTCGAGGCCGAAGACCTTGAGGGCCTGGATCGACCCGGCGCTCTGCCAGGAGTCGTAGGTCACCCGGCGCACCCAGAACCCGTTCTTCGAGAGCCAGACGATGAACCGCTCTATCTTGTCGAAGTCGATGTCCTCGCCCGAGTCGTCGGTGGTGATGCGGATGGCGAAGTCGACCTCCAGGAACTTCTCGACCCCCGGGTCCTCGATGCCCTGGGCGTCCTGCCCCGGCTTCACGATGAACTCGCTGGGGTGGAGCATCACGATGCCCACGGCGTCCTTGTTCCGCGCGAGGTCGACATGGACGTAGCGGGGGGCCTGGGGGTGGCGCAGGGGCGAGCGCCTCGACATGTGGACCGCGCAGGCCAGGTCCACGTCGAACAGCTCCGTGAGCCTGACCTCGTTCCTGATGGTCATGGCGATGGTCTCGGACCTGAAGTACCGCGGGAGCTCCTGCTCCCGGCCGGCGTCGAACATGTCCTCGATGACCCGCTTCCTGGGGAAGAAGTGGACGGTGGCGGCCGTCGAGATGCCGGCCACGTCCTGTATGGCCCCGATGATGTCCTCGGAGAAGGCCTTGTAGTGCTCGACCGGCACGTCGATGACGCGCCCCTCGAGGCGCGCCTCGTCGTAGGTCGAGAGGGCCGGGGTCACCATGGGGTGCCGGCGGTCCGACAGGTCCACCTCGTCGAGGACCATGGGGTCGTGGGTCGCGTCCCCCAGGAGGACCCGGAAGCTCATCCCGCAGTAGGTCATCTTCCGCGGCGGGAGGAAGTCCCAGATGGGGCCGTCGACGACGTGGACCCCGGGGAACCCCTTGACCTTCTTGATGCGCTGGTCGAGGTAGTCGGTCTCCGCCTTCTTCGACGAGAGGAAGAGGCAGATGCCCGGGATGTCCCGCATGCCGATGCCGGACATGAACCGCGACTCCAGGCGCCGCGAGACCGCGTTCGCCAGCTCGTGCGCCTTCTGGGCGGTCGCCTTTCCCTTGGCCATGAAGTTGATCTCATCCACGGCGATGGCGAAGAGGTCCTTCCCGATGGCGTGCAGGGCTCCCGACCCCGTCACCACCTTGAGGCTCTTCTGGGGCCACTCGATGTAGTCGGTGCCGAAGGGCTTTCGGGGGAAGACCTCGCGGAAGTACGGGCTCTCGTCGACGAGCTGGTCCCTGAGCTTGTAGAACCCCACGTCCTCGGCGTGCTCGAGGGTCAGCGAGTAGACCCCGAAGACGATCTGGCTCTTCTTGGCGAGGCCGTAGAACCTGGCCGGGTCCCTCAGGCAGGAGAGGCGGTAAATCTTGTAGGCCAGGGCGCACATGGCCGTGAAGGTCTTCCCGCTGCCGATGGGGCCGGTGAAGATGGCCTCGTAGACCCCGTGGGCGGGGTCGCAGACCTTCATGAGGTGGCCCCACCAGGCGGGGTATATGTCGCGCCCGACGTGCTTGGCGTAGTCGCTCTCGGAGAAGAAGACGTCCGGTTCGACGGGGACCCGCTCGTAGTCGACGGCGTACAGGGCCTCGAGCATGGCGGTGTCGCCGGTCTTCAGGGTCTCCACCATCTGGGTGACGAACTCCCTCTCCTGGGCGCTGAGGCCCTCGAAGAGGTCCAGGTCCCCGCGCTCGAGGGACTCGATGACGCTGGCGAGGGCGTCCTCGTCCTGGGAGACCGGGAGGTCACTTTTCCACGGCCTCGAACTCCGCTTCTTGGATGTCATCCTCGTCCTCCCTCGCCCGCTCGATGGCCTCCGCCAACGTCCGCGGCTTCCTGGTCATCCGGCTCAGCACGCGGCGGAGGCCCTCCCGGTGCTTGGAGTCGAGGGACTCCGGCACCACGATGGTCTCGTGCTTCCCCGAGAACGTCTGATTGATGTTGAGCTCCACCTTCGAGGCCTTCCCGTCGTCGATGCCGGCCTTGATGAGGCGGAGGAGGGTGTCCTCGGTGTCCCGCACCATCTGGGCGCCCACCCTCTGCATGGCCACCAGGGTCTCCGTCGGGGTGGGGGAGCCGAAGGGTCCGCCGGCGTACACCCGCTCCGGCCGGAAGAGCTCCTCCTCGACCTTCTCCACCCGCTCGCGGAGTCGGCCGTAGGCGCCGGCCCGCTCGGCCAAGACCATGGCGGCCGCGCCGACGAGCTTCCCCCGGAACTGGTCCGAGAAGAGGGCGTTGCCCACCCGCCTGGCGACGTCGTTGATGAGGGACTCGTCGTTCTGGAGCTCCTGGAGGACGAGCGCGGCGATGGGTCCGGCCTGCTTCGCCATGAGGGCGTTGGTGACCTCCCCCGGCGTCGTCGGCCCGTAGACCGCGCGGTAGTCCTCGAGGGAGACCCCGGGGTGCTCCTTCTCGAGGTGGGACTGGGTGATCCGCTTGAAGTCCCGGTGGCAGAGCTGGCACTGCACCGTCTTTCCGTTCCTACTCATCGTCCTCCTCCTCCTCCTCGACCTCCACCTGCGGCGGCCTCCGCTGGGGCTTCGGCTGGAGCTTCATGGTGGCGTTGGCGCCCTGAAGCAGGACGAACCGCTGGAGCCACGCCGGGAGGGTCCCGTCCGGCAGGACGAGCCTGAGGCGGATGGCCCTGTCGACGAGCCGCATGCCCCACCTCTGGTCGGCGATGCCGGCCAGCTCGATCCACTCCGTGGCCTTGTACTCGTACTGGGACCAGAGCCACGCCCACCGCGCGGCCGTGTCGTGGGGCGGGTCGCCCCCCTTCGGCCGGACGGCCGACGGGACGTTCGCCCAGGCCAGGACCAGGGCGCGGAGGCCCGGGTCCTCCTGGTACCACTGGAGGCCGGCCGCGTCCCGGGCGAGCTCTGCCTTGAAGGTCTCGAGGACGACCTCGAGGGTTTCCGCTGCGGACGCCATCAGAGCACCTCCTCAAGGGCCTTCGCCCTGGCAGAGACGGCCTTGTAGGCGCGCCGGACCTGGTCCGGGCTCCACCCCATGGCGTCCGCCACGGCGCCCCAGTCGCGCAGGCGCCTGCACATCATGAAGCACTTGACCCTCTGGGCGGCCTCGCGGACCTCGTCGAACCGGGGAAACTCGATGCAACTGTCGGGACCGACAGTCAGGGCGTCGGCGACCTCGCCCCCGAGCGCGCGCCGGACGGCCGGCAGGTCCTCTGGGACCCGGATCGTCAGGCGGGCCAGGAGCCGGAGGGCGCGGAACGCCTTCACGGGTCCCAGGCGGGCCATGAGCGGGGCCAGGGCGTCCGCCGCGCTTCCGGACAGGAGCAGGGCGCCCTTGATGGCTGCCTCCCGCTCCCCACCCTCAGAAGATGCGCGACGATAGGGCCTGGGCCGCCTCGCACTCCGCGAGGGTGTACCTGCCTTCGCCATTGAACAGTTCCTCGAAAACTACCCGGGCCGTGAGGACGGCCTCGACGATGAGCGCCCTGGCCTGCCCCACCTCCAGGTCGAACCTGAGGGCCGCCAGTTCTTCCGAGAGGACCGCGCCGTGCTCAACGAGGGCTGTAATGGCCTCCCGCCATAGGAGGCCCTCAGCGCCCGTCTGGGGGCCTCTGGCGGCCGCCCTGGTACAGAGCACGTCCTCGCCCCCGTCCTCGAAGAAGGAGCCCCCGGCCTGCACGGGCACGGGCACCTCTGGTCGGCGCCGGTCCCTGGCGTCCACGGGGTCCGCCTCGGTCACCACCGCGCCCAGGGGCATCTGCTCCCGGCAGAACCCGGGCCACGCCGCCTTGGCCGCGAACCGCAGCCGGACCTTCCAGGGGAACTTCGAGCCGGTGTCGCCACGCTGGGCGATCTCGAGCCAGAGGGCCTGGGCGAAGTCGTCGACCGCGTGGGCCGAGATGGGCGCCCCGGCCCTCTTTATGAAGGCGGCCGCGTAGGCGCGCAGGACCGCCATCAGGCGCTCGGCGTCGCCCTCGCGGGCCTCCTTCATCACGGCGTTGAACTCCGCGTCTTCCATCAGGCGCTCTTCTTCTTTTTCGTCTTCTTCCTGCGCTTCGTCGCGGCGGCCTTGCCGGCGCCGTCCTTGGCGACCTTCAGCTTGACGCCGTAGGCCTTCTCGAGCCCGTCGATGAGGTACGAGAGCTCGACCAGGAGGCCGCCCTCGTCGTCCGCCACGTTCTTGGCGGCGTAGGCCAGGGCCATCATCGAGAGCGCCTCCCCGTCCGTGGCGGAGGGGAACCGGCGCTTGATGATCTCGAGGGTCTTCTCGACGTGCTCGCTCTGGTCGGCCGTCAGGCGGAACCGCTTGAGGACCGAGGGGTCCGCCGCCTTGAGGATGTTGTCGTCCTCGTTGCCGGTGCCCTGCTGGGCCAGCTCGAACCGTACCTTCCCGGCGAGCTCCCGCTGGCTGCACTCCTCGGCGATCCCCGTCCACTCGGAGAGCTCCTCCTTCGTCCTGGCGAGGCGGAGTATCTGGTCCACCTTCGTCCACCCCAGGTCGAGGAGCCTCTGCATCAGCTTGTCGCCCGGGGCCAGGTCGACGACCGCGTCGTAGATTCGGACGAGGTGCTGGGCCTTCCTCATCTTGAACTTGAGAATCTCCTCGCACCACTCGTCGTAGGAGGCGTACTCGACGCCCTCCCAGTCCGCGAAGAGGCCCTCGTCGCGGACCCTGCGGATGAGCCCCCCGAGGTTGAAGTAGCTCGTCTGCACGGCGGTGACGAGCCGGGGGATCACCTTCTCCATCTTCGCCTTCGACATCTTCCCGATGTCCTGCTCCTGCATCAATGCCATGACCGTGTCCTCCTATATGTCGATGATAAACTCTTATAAGTCTTAGCTCAAGAAGTTCTCGGGCGGCTTCTTCCCCCAGCACTTCTCGCAGAACAGGCAGGCCCTCGCGTTCGGGTCCTTGAAGGACTCGCACCGGCGGTACTTCTCCTTGCCGTTCAGGGACCCCGAGCGAGCCCATTCTATCCGGCGCATCGTCGCCTTCCAGGCCTGGCGGTCCCGCTTCACCAGGCAGAACTTCATCTCCGAGTTGTCCTTGCAGTAGTAGACCAGGACGCCCCACTCGAGGTCGGCCATCGCCATGTAGGCCTGAAGCTGGGGTATGTGGGAGTCCTTCGGGAGGGAGCCCCCGTAGGAGCCGGTGAACCCGTTCTTGTTGATGGACTTGTAGTCGGCCACCGCGCGGACCTGCACGACCTTCTTGCCGTGCCGCACGTTGAGGCGCCAGATGCCGTCACACTTGCCGGTCAGGCGGAACTGCCACCGGACCTTCTCCGCGTTCGGCTCCTCGAGCTCGGGCTCGACGTAGAGCCAGGGCGGGTACATCTTGAGGTTCTTCCCCTTGCACTTCGGGCACTTGCCCGGGTACTCGCTGTCGAAGCCGTCGGCGCCGGGGACGGCGACCTTCGGCATCGGGACCTTCTTGCGGGTGAAGAAGCCGCAGTTCGGGCACTTCCACTGCCCCTCGGGGACGAACCCCGTCAGGCCGGCGTAGTACTGCATCTGCAGGTGGATGACCGTCCCCTGGTCGAGGATCGGGATGAGGCGGCTCGGGAGCTGGTTCGCCAGGTGCCACGCCATCACCGTCTCCTTGTCCTTCTCGAGCACGGCCCGGACGACGTAGGCCGCCTGGACGGGGCAAGTCCGCGCGAGCCCGGAGGCCCTGAAGATCTTGACCCTGTTCCACGTCGTCCGCTTGGGGGTCGTGGCGAAGTAGTCCGCCACCGCCTTGTCCATCCGGATCGCCTTGACGACCTCGGCCTCCGCTACCTTCTTCTCAACATCCGTAGACATCTCTCAGCCTCCAACAGGTCGCCCGCCCTGACCGCCTCGAGGACGCCGCACATGGCGTCGAACGTTTCGGCCGGGACCGCGAACCAGTCCGCCGAGAAGCCCGAAGGCATCCCGTCGAACCCCATAGTGAACATCGGGAGGAGCCCGGTGTCCCGGGCCTCCCGGCTAATTTTGCAGAGCCACTCCATCTCGACCCTGAGGGAGCCCTTCCCGGTCGTCTTGCACTCGTCGCGCGCGAACCAGTTGTGGGCGTCCCCCTTGTCATTGCCGCTCCCGCTCCCCCGCGTCCTCCTGCCCCGGAGGACCCTGGCGCTCTCCCCCTCCTGGAGGTCGCACGGCCGGGTCTTCCTGGCCTTCCCCTCCGGTCTGGTCGAGGCCGGCCTGGGGCGCGGGTTCCTGGGCTCCGGTCTGGTCGGCGCCATCCTTGTCCTCCTTGCACGACGGGCACCAGTAGTTCCGGTGCCTGGGTCCTTCCGGGTCGATCCACACGGGCTCGTTCCCGGGGACCATCTTCCTGCCGCAGCCGGCGCACCGCACCGTCGCGGGGCCGTGGGCGCTCTTCACCAGCTTCATCGCACCTCCTCCGGCGGCTCGAGGGGTTTCCCGCAGAACTGGCAGGCCCACCACGAACGCCTCCTTTTCCTGAACTTCTTGCGGGCGTATCCGCCCTTCCACTGCTTCCACGTCTCCGCGTACTTGGCGGGGGAGTGCCCCACGAGGAGACAGACTATCCTGCGCCAGCTCAAAACGGGGCCTCCTCCATCTCGGACACGGGCATGCCGGCGCCCGGGTCCCAGTCCTCCCGCAGCCAGAGCGGCGGGTCGAGGGGATTGCCCATCACCGTCACCTCGTCGGTCCTCGCCATCTCCTCCCCGGGCCAGAGCCGGGACGGGACGGTCCAGTAGGGCGCCCACTTCGCGTCCCGGCGGTACTTGGTCATCAGGACGCGGATGCGGTTGTCCCTGATTATGCGCATGAAGTCGATGCCCCGGACAACGTACACGACCTTCCGGTGGTCCCACCCGAAGGCCTCCTTGATCTTCTCGTCTGGGACGTAGGTGCCCTTCCGCGGCCCCCTCTTGAGCCTCCGCTGCCTCCTCCTGTACCGGACGATGACGTACTGCTTGTCCAGCGACTCGATGAGCTGGCAGACGCGGAGGACCACCTGGTAGGAGCACCAGGCGCTCGCCTTGATCTCGAAGCGGCCGTTCTCCACGATGCCGAAGCGGTCCCGGCAGAACTCCTCCGCCAGCCTCCCGGCCTGGCACGACCGCGCCCTCTCGTCCTCGTAGTGGCCCATGGCCCCGTCCCTTCTGTCGGTCCCGACAGTCAGTCCACGACGGAGAGGAGGTCGTCGTCGAACGCGGTGACCTCCTGCTTCCCGCCCTTCGCTTTCTTCTTCTTCTTCTTGGTGGCCGGCCCCTTGACGGCTCCGGCCAGCTTCTCCTTCTTGGCCGCCTGCGCGGCGATCCTCTGGGACGGCAGCTCGATGTTCACGTCCTCCCCGATGAGGTGGGTGAGGACCCTGTACCGCAGGTCCGTGTAGACGGTCGGCCGCTCCTCGAGGAAGGCCTTGAGCGCCTTCGCTGTCTTGAAGGTCTTCCCTCCGCCCTGGAGGAACCTGGACTTGAGGGTCCACTTGGACTTGCCCTTCTCGACGAAGCCGTGGTTCACGGCGTGGTCGAGGACCATCTCCTTGTCCTCCGTGTCGCCCACGGGCCTGCTCTTCGACGGGCGGAGCCAGAATCGGAAGATGCCCTTGCTCTTCGGGAACCCGCCGACCTGGCACTGGGCGATGAAGCACTCGAACTGCCCGTAGAGGGCCTTCTCCCCCTTGTACTCGTACTTGTCCGGGGAGAGCCTGACGTCGAGGGTCACCCCGTGCTCGACGGCCCAGCCTCCGGAGGGGCCGATGGTCGCCCAGGGCTTGCCGATGTGCTTCGCCCGGACCTGGCTCACGATGACCGTGGTGGGGGTGTACCTGTTCATGAGGCCGCCGGCGTTGATGGCCGACGTCCACTTCTGCATCGCCCTGGTCATGACGCCCGCCTTCGCCGCCACCTGCGGGGTCTGCTCGAGGGCCTTCTGGAGGGTCTCTCCTGGGGTCAGCATGTCGAGGGAGTCGAGGATGATGAGGTCCACCTCGTTCGACATGATGAGGTCGTCCGTCAGGTCAAGGACCTGCTCCGCCCAGTTCCCGCCGACCAGCAGCAGGAGGGAGGTGTCGACCCCGTTCGCCTTGGCCCAGGCCTCGTCGATGGACCCCTCGGTGTCGATGTAGAGGCAGCGGAACGGCTCGCAC